GCGCATGGCGACACTCCTGTTGGTTTGAAACGTTCAGTCGCAAAGATCATAACAGACGCTCTGTAACAAGCCATGCAGAGAGTTTGACAGTGTGTTTCATTCAGGTATTATGGCGCCCGCAACGCAACGGAGGTGTGGCCGAGTGGTTTAAGGCAACGGTCTTGAAAACCGTCGACTGTAACAGGTCCATGAGTTCGAATCCCATCGCCTCCGCCATTTTATGTACGACAAAGCCCTGATTATTCAGGGCTTTGTCGTTTCTGGGATCTGAGGTTTTTGCGGCTTTTTCCGAAGCGTTACAAAACTTTTTGCAACGCGTTACAAAACTCCCCCCTCTCCGGCGTCCTGCCGATCGTTAAGAAACTCTTCATGTAACACGGTGCTACGCTGGTTCTTTGGCTATCAAGGAAACCAAAATGCCCAACTCAGACCTGCTCCCTTCCCTGCTCTTCAAGATTAACGAAAACCAACTCGCCCTCGAAGCCGCCATCATGGAGCTATCGAATTGGGTTGAGCAGCGAGGGTCGGCCGATGTCGCCGAGAACGTCCGGGGCGCCCTCTGGGCAATAGACAAGAACGAGGAATTCATCAAGATGACGCTTGCGGTTTTGATGACACCCGAGTGACCGCTATCGGCAGCAATCAGCCAGAAGCAAACGTTCGCGGATGGCTGCTTACGACCAAAAGCGATCACCTGCCACAGGATATAATGTGTCAACTTTGGAGCCGAAAGACTTGTGGGGACAGTAGCAAATGGAACTTATGGCGGCTTAACATCTTAAAAGAGTTATCTCAAACAGCCATGAAGACTGAGCGCCCCCTTGTTGGTCTACCGCTGAAATAGTGACCGGCATTGACCACTAGTGGTTTTACACTAGCGGCCAAATTATTTATTTGCTGAGGGTGTGTAACAAAAAAACCTCTCGAATCACACGAAGCAATCTGATGTAACCAATTCGGTCGGCTTCGGATAGCCAACGGGTATGCCTGGCAAAGTTACTGGCCGGCCCGCGGCAATATTATTTGCAACCTGAAGGTTCAAATCCAAGAGCTGTTGTCGGAGGTTTTTCTTGTTAGAAAAGCCGTATGCCTTTATCACTGCAGCATCCAGTGATGCATGTGCCTCCTTCAAAGGATTTTTACCAGCAAGATCTAAGGTTCGGTAGAGAGCTCTTAAACCTGTGCCCGCTGTTGCAGAGTCGTATCGAATTTGACGCAGCACACGTGCTGCGGCAGCGACATCATTAACCTCCTTACTGCTTGGCGCCTGAGGCCAGGGGAAAGTGTTGAAAACAGACTCAGAAGTGTAGCGCGGGTCTGACTTCATATTTGAGCATTTTGCATGAAACCACATGTAGTGCGATTGCGATTGCAATATGCCGAAGCTGTAATCATCATCTAAGGGAAAACATGATAAAGCATCGCTTGGCCTGATACTTGATGATAAAAACATGAAAATTGGCCTCTTAGTCACTCGAGAGCAAACCATATATCGAGACATATTTTCTATCTTGCCTATAAGCTCTGGCCGCCCCCGAAAGTGTCGCCACCATGTATTCAACCAGCCTTGGTCTTGCCCCGTATTTTTCTTTGTTTTTTCTCTCTCTTTATCTGCTAACGCCTGAACATAAGGAAGCACTTCTGCTTTCACATGTTTGTAGGGCTGCGTATACGTTTGGGCTTCAAGAATTGACCGAGCCTGAAAGTCAATTACATAGCGCTCCGGTTTCCCATTCTCAAGAAGCTCATCCCCCCCAGCGAACAAATGGATAACGTCTGAGTTTTTAACTGCGGCAGACCGCATTGCTAAGCCTTCAACGAGCGAAAGTACAAAACCTTCATTGTATCTAGGATATTGCCCGGTGTAGCAAAACCCGTCGTTGACTGAAAGCTGTTTTGCGCTCGTCACGTCTACTTGATCTGAGAGCGATGAACTGATGTGAGCTACTTCTCGCATATCTAGCTCGTACTGCTTGGCTGCAGACCCAGTTCCATGAGGACGACGTTTCTTTCCAGCGGATTGCTTAGTTACGAACCACAGATGACGATCTTTAGGGAGGAGCGACTTTTCCTGAGTTTTTACCCAGGTAGCAATCGACACATGTACATTGGCCTCTCCTGACCAAGGTTGGTTTTCGACCGCATCGATGATGGTTCCTGACGCAGTAATGTGATCAAGCCCGCCGACACGTGATGCATTGTTTCGAATGTTCTGTGTACCTACTAGGCCGGCGCGACCCGCAACGGTGTCTTTTTTTGTGCACACTTGAAGTTCATCATGAGCCCGTCGGAACCAATATATGCAGAAGTCTGCCATACCCGGCACTTCGGGATAGGCGCGCCGGACCATGTTGACATATTCTACGCCGTATTCTGGCTTTAAGAGCTTGGCGCCCAAAAACGGGGGATTACCTACGATAACATCCGTCTTAAACCAAGGCGCACGCGAGCCGTCTGGGTTAATGAGGGCATCTCCCGCTCGGAAGTTGTCATCCAGGTTGTCTAACGGTAACGCGGCCTCATTGATGTGAAGCTCATCAATACTCAATTTTTGAGCGAGCATCATCGTGACTTTGGCAATATCTACTGCGAAAGGGTTGATGTCCATTCCGTAGAAGTTGCGGGTTGACAGGAACCCGAATGGTCGTTGCTGAGGGTCAACGCTCTTAAATTCCGCAGCCATGCGCTCATAAATACGAGCCTCCAATCTTTTCAGTTCCCTGTAAGCGATGTAGAGGAAGTTTCCACTGCCGCATGCAGGGTCCAATACTGTGAAGTGCTCGATGCGCGCTAAGAGTTTTTGTAGACCACTGAGTGTCGTGGTCGAGTCGATAAGTTCGGTCCAAGGAGTGACGATGGTTGGGCCAATGACCTTCATGATGTCCACTGCGCTTGTGAAGTGCGCACCTGTGGCATGTCTTTGTTCCTTACCCAGCGAATGTTCAAAGATGGTACCAAATATTTCGGGACGAACTTTTGACCAGTCGAACTGGGCAGCCTCCTTAAGAAGTGTCAGCTCATCATTAACGAGTTCAACGTAAGCCGGCTCTGCGAATAGCCCCCCGTTAAAATAAGGTACATCCTTGAAGCGCCCGCCTTTTACCCCACCCTTAGTATTCATAGCCTGGAATAGCCCACCTAGTAAGTCGTGGGCATTTTGGGGGCTCTTGCATTCCTCAAGAACTCGTGTAACTAGGTATTTTTCGAGCAGACCGATGTCTTCGGAGAACAAAGCCATGAGAATCTGTAACGTAAAGCGCTGGGCTAGAGGCTTTTCGACGCCTCGGGCTGTCATCGAGTTGAAGCATGCTGCCAACTTGTCCGCGGCCTGGCGCGTGACAGTTTCTTGGTGGTTACCGAAGACCGGCACAACATCTCCGGGAAACATGAAGTTCAGAGGGCCGTACTTTTCCGGCAACACGGATAGTTTGATCGTATCAACCGGTGTATCGAGTTGAGTCTCAAAGTCGTAAACCCAGAACTCGTCAAAGTTGCATAAGACAGCATAACGTGGCCGGTCGGGCACTAACCGGGTCCAGTACGTAAACGCCTGACTGTAATGTTTGCTAAGATCGGTCCCCCGCTTCTTCATCTCGATGACAACAACGGGCTTCCAGACTAAATCAGCGAAAGACGTACCACCATTTGTATTCTTGACCCGCTCTTCGCAGTCGGCGCCAGCTTCTTTCAAACCCGGCCAGCCAAAGGCTTGGAACAAGCGGTCGAGGAATACCTGTGCCTCCCCCTTTTCGTCACCCCTTATGTGTTTTTTGACCCAATCTGTGAAGACCTGAAGCTTCGCTGTCTTTTCTGCTGCGGTGGCCATACGCGTCCCTGATGGTAATTTAGCACTTAAGATTACTACGACAATGGACCCCTTATATATATGAGCTGAATGATCTACATATTTTTGTGCACATTTTTGAACCACTGCTTTGGCTGCGATCCGCGAAAGGCAGCCCTGGGTCGACTTCTGCACCTCGCGACAGGCAGCTTTTGGCCGATAGCCGACTTTAATCGCAGCTCGTCGCTTCTTGCTCGCTCTGCGGCCGGACCTCGTTTACTGTACATACATACAGCTTTTGTACAGCGAACCCGATTTCATGAATTTCGACCAGGTCAAAACTCTGAGGCTCCAGCAATGGCGCGCAACTCTCGGTGACCAAGACTTCCGCATGCAAAATCCCGAGGGACATCGGGAAACGCTCCGCGAGATGGCGTCTGCACTGCACTCTGAGGGGTTGATCCATCAGTTTGAGCAGTTCGAACTGAACGAGATGGCGGACGCTGCCTACTGGCACGCCGTTGAGGAGTTGCAGGACTCATCTGGCCAATACCGCGGAGCGTCGACCTACGATGTCGTGCAGGTCGACACCGGAAAGCTGCTGGGCAAGATCAGTCGGTCAATCTTTAACTTCGAAAGTGACGAACCACGCGGGGCCTCCTTCGCCTACGACGGCAAGGTCTACTCTGACGCGGAGGGGGTGCGGCTGACCTTGGGGCTTTCCCGGAAGATTGGGACAATCTCAGGCCTGATGCTGGAAATGAACGGGCGCCGGTACCAGTTAATTGAGACCGAGCGGGTTATCAGTGGTGATAACTACAAGCCTATCGACGATCCGGACGCTTACCGCGCTCTTGTTGACGTGGCTCAGGTCGCTAAGGAAGATCGGAATCTGCGCGCTTTTGAAAAGGTACGACCTCATATCGAGTCAGCAATCTTCTGCATGTGCCCTGCCTGCCTCGATCATTTTTGTTCGCGCGATGATTGTTCGACGTGTGCCGGAAAGGGCTTCGTGACAAAGCCATCGCCCAGCTCGCGCACATAAGCCTGACAAGCCTGCAATGCGATCAACCCCCGATCGCCTTCATCGGTGATGGCGACAATTCGTTGAGCATGCGCCGGGTCAAGTCGGGCTCGTAAGGCTGCATGATCCAAGCCGCTGGCGCCGGTGGCTTTTGGCACGTCACAGCCACTGGTTGAATCCGCGGCGATGAGGACTGACAGGCGCAGATCAGAAGTGGCAAGGCGATCGCGCAAGCGACCTTGATCACGTTGGGCATCACTCAAGGCTCGGTAATGGGTTTGTTCACTGGTTGCCAGGCGCTGCTCGAGCACGAGGCGTTTGTCTTGTTCTGCACGCTGTTGCTCGGACGTGGCTTGGGCCAACCGATGGAGGGTTTCAGTGTGCAAGCGCGTCTGCTCGGCGAGCTGGCTGCCATAACGCCAGTCCTGCACTTGCCAGGTGATGGCGGCGGAACCACCGACTAAGACGGCCAGTAGCACGCCCTTAGCCACCAACCGATACGGTGTCGGGATCAGTTCGCCGAGACGCATAACACCGCCCTCGCCCGTCCCCACAACTCCAGCCGATCCTGCAGGCCATTGAGGCCGCCGTTGATCCTGCGGGTGATCGTATTGAATTCGTCTTGATCAGCCAGCGCGTTCAGCCCATTCACGGACCAGAACCATGCGGCCGACTCGGCGGCCCACTGCGGCAGCTCCAGCAGTTCAGGCGTGCGCAGCAATCGCTCGTCGCCGAACAGCGCCAAGCTGCAGCGCAGGTAATTGTCGTGGCCAGTGACCTGAATCAGGCCGCGACCGCGATAGCGCTGGCCATCACCATCCGCGGCCGGCGTGTTGCCCAGTTTCGCAGCCAGATTGCCGGTGTCGTATTTGCTCAGGTACTGATCGCCGCCCAGTTCGCGGACGTACTGCAGCTGACCCGACTCGTGACCGACCTGCGCCAGAAACGCGGCTTTGCGTTTCGGCGTGTTGATCTGCCGGTGGGCCATGGCTGCGTTGAGGGCGGATACAAAAACGCCCGCTTGGCGGCGGGCGTTGGGCATGATGCTTTGCAGCTGTTGTTCAGTGATGGACATACAAACTCCAGACGTAAAAAAACCGCACTCAGGCGGCGATGGGATGCGGCTATTGCTTCTCGATGTTCATCACCTTGAGGGGTGGTTTTGGCCCTTTCTTTTTCTTGCCCTTGGATTTACCGGCTTTGCCGGCATTGCATTCGACCGTGGTGGACCAGCCGGACTGGGTGAACACCTGCTCGACCGAATCCGCCAGGTATTCGCCATCAAGCCCGACCTTGAAACCCTGAGCGATGATCGGACGCTCGGCGAAGATGTCCGTCCGGCCGGGCATTTCAAGCCGCACATCGGCGGTCGAGCGGTTGAACGCCGACAGACGTGCCTTGGCCGCCGCTTCAGCAGCGCCCTTGTCTGGGTAAATATGGCGGTCGGTATGCACTGCCGGCAGGCCATCCGGCGCGTCGTCGTTGTCGATGGTGACCACCGCGAGCTTGCCGTTCTTTTTGTCCTGATGCTTGGTCGCAACCGCCTTGTGTGAGTTGCGATCGCCGAGACTGAATTGCCAGCGGCTGAGGTCACTGCGGGTCAGCGTGATAGCGCCAAACGCCTTACCGCTGGCCGTCTGGCCACCTTGGCGCGGCATCACCAACAGCTTGCCGTCGGCCACCTTGGCCGTGCAGTCGTATTGCTTGGCCAGCCGGGTGATGAAATTAAAATCGGACTCGTTGAGCTGGTCGACCCGGGCGACCTTGGTCGACACCGGACACACCGGCGTCCAGCCATTGCGCGCGGCCACGTCAGCCACGATCTTCGACAACGGCACGCCTTCCCAGCTTCCGCTACGGATGGTTTTGCCACTGCCACGCACGTCGCTGGCCTTGCCCTTGATCACGATCGTGTCCGGCGGGCCTGACACCTCGACCGTGTCGACGGTGTAACTGCCCATACGCGTCAAGGTCGTTTCGGCATAGCCCAGGTAGATCTCGATTGAGCTGCCACGCCGTGGCAATTGCACTTGCCCATCACGGTCGTCGATACGCAACTCAAACTCGTCGGACTCCATGCCCGGCTTGTCAGAGGTACGCAGCAACAACAGCCGATCGTTGATCTTGGCCGTGACGTCGGCCCCATCGGCGACAATGCGAAACATCGGAGTCATGGTTTTTTCCAATAAAAAACCCGCACAAGGCGGGCCAGAAAAACAAGGTGTCGTTACGCGTAACGCGACGCGGCGCCGGCGAAGGCCTCTCCCCGGGTCAATCCCACAAGCTGACGCCTTCATTGGTCGGGCTGGGCAGATCCGGCAGGACGATGATCACGCCCAACCGGAACGGCTGAGGCTCATCGGCCAGCCCCTGATTGGCGTCGAGCACGGCCTCGACGCTGCCATTCAGATGGCCGTAAACGTTGTTGCAAATGACATCGAGCATGTCGCCGTCAGACGTCCTGCATGTCGTCGCCATAGCGCTCAAACTCCAGAGTGAAGCCCTGTTTGCGAGCAATCCCGCCGTGCAGCAGCGCGGACTGTTCCTCGTTGATGTTTTTCAGGCACCACGTCCCGATCACCTCGCCATAGCCCGTGGTCAGGGTCAGCG